GCGTCGATGTTCGCGTCGGTCTCGGAGATCTTCAGGTCGGTTGCGTTCGCCAACGGGAACTTGAGAACCCGGTTCGCGAGCACGGTCTCACCAGCCCGGACGAGTCCAGACTGATCGAAGGTCTTACCGTTCGGATCACCGTCGCGCACGCGGAGGCGGAGCGTCACTTGATTTCGATTGTCGACCGCCGCGTTCACGGTGGTATCGGGAGATCCGGTGGGATCGAGCGGGCCGAACGTTGCCGCGTTGTCTGTGGTGTCCGCGGTCAGGGCTGCGGTCTGAACGTCGATCGTGAGACCGTCGGCGGAGATCGCCAGGATCACTTCCGTCCCGTCGTTCGCGGGGTTCGTGGCGTTGTCGACCGTGACCACACCGCCTACGAAGTAACCCTCGAGGAGCCACGAGCCACCGTCGAAGCGCGTGATCTGATCGTTGCCTCCGGCTCCGTCGATGAACGAGAACCCGGTCCCGCCGTCGGCCGGGGTGCCCATCGTGATCAACCCGTCGACGCCAGGCCCGACAACCGAAAGCAGGAACGAACCGTTCCCGAACCCGGTCCCCTCGAGCGTCCCGTCGTGCGTGCTGTTCTCGGAGTCGCGGAGCAGGATCCGCCCGCCGACTAGGAACCCATCGGTGCGCCAGTTCCCGCCGTCGCTGCGGGTCATGTCACGACCATCGGCGGAGATAGTCACGCCTGATACTCCGTTGATCGCGCCGTCTACGAGGCGCGTGAAACACTCGACCGCCTCGTTCACAGGTCCCGCGAAGTCGAAGTCGACCGTATCGTCGACGGTGGTATCGTCTCCGAGCTGGAAGTACGCGGTGTCGTTAGCTTCGTCTTCGAATGAGCCGAGCGTGATCCCGGAGAAGTGGATCGCCAGAGTCTCTCCCGCGGAGTCGAGCTCGGACCACCCGAGAGATCGGAGCAGCTTACGCGTGCGGATCGAGTGCGTTGCGTTGTCGGCCCAGTTCCACCCGTTGTTATTGCCGGACGGGTCCTGCCCGATGAGGGCCTTACCCGCGTCCGCGTCAATCATGAGCATCGGGAACGGAGCGTTCGCGATCAGAAACGCGTCGTCCTTCCAGCTCTTCTGCTTGTGCGAGTAGACCGCCTGCCCCGTCACACCGTCTGCGACGAGCCCGTTCTTCTCGAGCAGGTAGACCAGCCGGCTCGGGGTGTCGTAGTGAATGTTCTTCACCTCGCCCGTAGTGCCGAGAAAGTCGAGCGTGTCGGGCCCGCCCGCGATCGGATCGGATCCGCTAACCTTCGTCGCGGTGATCGAGCTCGTCGTGGGGGAGCCGCCGTCTTCTTCCCATAGGCCGTTGTTCACGGAATCGGGTGAGTTCCGGATCTCGAAGAAGTCGCCCGCGTTGATCGCTGGTAGTGTCGCCGCGCTCGTCATGGTGAGCTGTCGCCCGGTCGGAGCACCCAGGGTTACCGCGGCCGAGTTAGTCGCTCCCCCTTGGAAGAGCTGATCGGGGTCGTTTAGAAGTGCCATGGTCTTGTGTCCTTGCTTCTCGGGTTACTCTTGCGGCTCGTGGCCGCCACCACCGCTCGCGCCTAGTTTGATCACGTCCGCCAGCGAGACGTTACGCCTCGATCCGAACCCCCACCACCGTAGCTGACCCAGCTCCATCGCTCGCGTGATCGTTCGAGTCGGGACTCCGATCCGCGCTGCTGCTTGCTGCACGCTGATCATGTCCGCGGGCACTTCGTCTTCGCTCGGCTCGAGCCCTGGCGCTGCCGGGGGCGCTCCGGGTTGCCCGGGTACGGCCGGTGCTGCGCCAGCCGCTGGCGTTCCTCGCGTCTTCGAGGCTGCGATCAGTGATCGCGCTTGCTCGGTCGGGATCGTCGGGAACGAGATATTCAGAATGATCTCCGTTGCCTCATCGCTCAGGATCCCGGACGAGACCTGCTGCACGAGTTCGACCAGGCTGGTGATCTGGATCCCGGTGAGCGCCTGCTTCGAGATGCTCTCTTCTCCTGCAGGCGCAGCCACGGGCGCGGCGCCGGCGACGGGCGTGGCCGCCTGCACGATCGGAGCCGGCTTGATCCGTCCCGCGTCGATCCACCGGTCGCGCATCTCGGACGGGCGGCCGATCGTCGAGTTGACCAGGATCGAGTCCGCCTGGACTTCCTTGAGCTCGGTCTCCGCCTTCTGCCCCGGGTCCGCGTCGTCGAGCATCTCGTATTCGAGCGTGAACTCGTCCGGCGCGCCCATGAGCTTGAGCACGCGAGACAGCGCAGGCGTGAGCTCTTCGCGGCGAGCTCTCGCGGTTTTGTTGTTCCACGAGGTCTGCTCCGCACTCCCGCGGTCTCCGAGGGATCCGGGCGGGGACTCTCCGAGAACGACGAGCCGCGGAGAGTCCGACGAGCGAACGACCGCGTCGGTGTTCTTGTCGATCAGGCCTTCCACCCCGTCTAGCGATCGTTTCAACTCGACCAGCTCATCGTCCGCGTCGAGCCCGATCATGCGCAGGTTCGACGCGCCGGCCATGAGGTTCCGGAGTATCGTCTGGCCTTTCGCGACACCATCGACGCCGGTGATCGTCTTGTTCCAGTCCTTCATGCGCGACACGAGAAGCGAGATCTTCTCTAGGATCGAGTTCGCGTTGTCGAGCGATGTGTCGAGCCGGCGGATGTCCTTGTGGGATCGCTGGAGAACGGACGGGCCCCATCCGATACCGACACCACCCCCGGAGCTGCGCATGAGCAAGCGAGGCGGCAGGTCGATCGCGTTGAACCGGATCACGCGCGAGGCGTGGATCAGCTCTGAGTCCTTCCACTTGCCGTCGCTCGACGCCTCCGCGAGACGATAGCTGATCGGGTTCATAAACCCGGCCGACCCGAGGTTCTTGTCCCACTCTTGCGGAACGAGAACCGAACCGTCGACAGCGGAGAGTCCGATCAACTGGCCCTCTCCGAGCGGCTGGCTGTGCGGTCGCCCATCCGAGACCGCAAGGATCACGCCCGCGCCGCCGTACAAGCGGGACCACTTCCACGCTTGCGCGAGGATCCCGAGCACGTCCAGCTCTTCTGCCTTGGCCTGGATCGAAGCCCACGACGCGCCCGCGGCTTGCCCCTGCTCCTGGTTCTTCACCGACCACGAGACGTTCGTCGCGTCGTCCACGAGCCGATCGACGATGCGAGCAGCGACCGAGCTCTCGCAGTACAGCGTATCGAGTGCTTCCTGTCGGAGCCATCGATCCGGAGAGATAGTCCAGTGCTGGCCCGAGTCCGTGAACGAGACCCCCATCCCGGTAAGTACGTTCCGGTACGAGTCCGCGATGGTTCTGGTTCTAGAGGTAGGCATCGATCGGTCCGCTTCTTCCCTCGGAGGGATCTTCTAGCATGAGTTCGGTTAGCCCGTAGACCAGCGCATCGACGCGGTCCGGGCTCTTCTTCGTGGTGCCGGGGATCCAACTGATCTGCTGCTTCTCTAGCGTCTCGTGGATCCCGTAGTGCGAGACCTTCTCCTGCTCGTACAGGGCGGCGACCGGCTCGGCTCGTAGAACCTTGCCGCGGGTCGCGACGATCTTCGAATAGCTCACGTTCTTGTCGACCGCTCGGATCACCTTGCCGACCATGTCGCCGCCGTTGTTCACCTCCGCGATCACGCGGTCGGCTCTCCAGTATCGGTAGAGAGCGATCACGCGGGCGGGCCACTCGTTCACGTCCCACCGCCCGGAGTCGTCCTGCAGGACATAGCCGCGCCCGTCTTCTCCCAGGCCCACGACCACGATCCCAGTCTCGTCGCTCTCGTCGGTCGAGGTCACCGCGGGGTCGACCGCCACGACCACGCGCACGAGCCGGGGCAAGTTCTCGACGCGCAGGAAGTCACCTCGCCAGAACGCGCCCCCGAGGTCGTCGAGGATCTCGCCCTCGATCTGCTCGGCTCCGCGGCGCGTGCCCTTGTACACCTTCTCGAACGCGGCGCGAGACGCCGCAGCAAGCAGCGGGTTGTCGTACATGCTCGCGCGGGTCACGACCGTGTCCGAGAGTTCGATCAGGTCGCGCAGGAACTGGTGAGGCTTCGGCGTACTCGTGATGATCAGGCGCGCCCACCCGATACGGCACGCGGGCTCGATGTGCTCCCACCACGCGGTTTCGGGGTCCGGCCACGACATGAGCTCGTCGGCCCAGACCGCCGCAGCGTTGATCCCGAGCACGGACGCGGACGCATCACCGGAGAGTGCGTGCCCTCGGATCCCGTTCGGCCAGATCAGCAAGCCAGTTCCCTTGCCCGGGAACCAGCGCGGGACGAAATCGTGCGGCGCCGTCGCGATGATCCCGCTCGGGCCTTCGATCAGATCGCGGTGGGTCTGCGAGTGTGTGCGCCCGATGATCGCGATCTCGCCCGTTCTGATCTTGTCGCGGTCCCGTGCGATCTCATTGATCGTCTTCGCGCCGGCGTAGGTCTTGCCCGCGCCTCGGCCCCACTGCGCGACCCAGCGACGCCACGAGCCGCCAGGCATCTGCTGGTGTGGGAGCTTCCAGAGATCCCACGAGTCGAGCATGGTCGCGGCTTCTTCCGGACCGAGCGACTGGATCAGCGCGTCGAGCTGGTCCGGGGCCAGGCCGTGGATCATCTCCGCGATCTTCGGCAGCGTAGCGAGAGCGCTCACTCGTCGCCCCCGTCTTTCAGCGCCATGATCTCACGAAGCTTGTCGCCGAGCAGCGCAACCGGGTCCACGCGCTGGACCTCCATCTCATCGTCGTCGAGGATCACGTTCGGGTTCTTGCTGAACAGCTTGTTCCAGCGGTGCTCCAAGAACCAGATCTTCGATTTGAGGTCGCCGTTCACAGCGACATCCTGAACGAGCGCCTGCTGTAGATGAGCCTCCGCGGCCTGCACTGTCATGTACAAGTGCACGAACACCGACGGTTCGTCGCCCTCCCGGAAGGCCTCGGTCTCCTTCTTCGCTCGCGCCATCCAGCTCTTGATCGTGTGGTACGGGATCCCGAGACGCTGCGCTGCGGTGTAGCGAAAGTTACCCGCCGCGACGATCCGACAGAAGTCGATCACGAGTTCGTCGGTGAGGAAGGTCTTCGGTCGAGCCCTATCCATAGGTACCCCGCGCGAGGATCCGCGCCTGCGAACAGACCACTTCTTCTCCGTTCGTGTCAGAGCGAAACTTGATCTCGAACTGGTGAGGCCCGCCGGCCAGCGTGTATTTGAACGGCCCGAACGAGACCGTCTTCCAGAGGTTCACAGAGTTGAAGTCCATATCGATCCGGTTCCCGATGATCCCGCTCGGACCGTGGAACTCGACGATCGCCTTCGTCCCGACATCGGCCGCGACGTCGAGCCGGACCTGGCAATAGAACTCGATGAAGTAGTCTCCCGCCGGGTGGCCCGGTGTTCCGGAGTCGGCGTCGAGCGAGATCGAGACCATGTCCTTGATCACAGCGACGCTCTCGCTCACGTTCGCTAGCGATTCGTCGTACTCGAAACCCTGACCGCCGGGCGTGGCCCAGACTCCCATGGAGCCGGCCCCTCCGCCCCCGTCTGCGCCGTCGAGGTCACGGACCCTGAGCTGCCCGCGGCCGAAGCCGGTGACGCCGGGCACCTTCCAGACGTCCCCGTCGAGGGGCGCGAACGGGTTCGTCGCGTGCGGCTCGAGGAACAGGGTCCCACGTGACGGTGCGGTGACGCCCGCGCTCTCGCACGACACCGCCGGGCCCCCGTCGTCCTTTCGGATGGCTCGGACCGCGGGCCCGGTGCCTTGCGCCTCCGACACGATCGCGGGGCCGTTGCCGGTCACGAGCGCGTCGACGGCCGAAGCCGATGGCGCGGCGGCGTTGTTCTGCCGCGCGAGAACTGCCGCGCCGGTGCCTACGCCTTCGACCTTCGCGTCGATCGGATTGCCGGCGCCGCCGGTAACCGTAGCGCTCAGCACGTCGCCGCCGCTCGAGTTCGAGGCGAGGATCACGACCGCGGTCGCGCCGGCGTTCTCGGTGATCCGGAGCGTGAACGATCCTGAGCCGGTCCCTCCTAGAGTCGCGGCCGCGACGAACGCCGCACCGCCGGAGTCGGTCTCGATGATATGAGAGTCGAGCCCGGCAAGGTTCGATCCCGCGAAGAGCCAGACCGACCAGTCGCCGAGGATATTGAACGCGTAGTTCAGATGCTCGGGCGCGGCGGGGTCTCCCGGGATGAGACCGTTCGGCACGTCCGGGAACGCGATCTTCGTGGGGTCCCCGATGCGATCGCCCGCGTCGAAGTCGTCGAGAGTCGCGACTGTGAAGAATCCTGCTGGTTTCGTAGCCATCGTCTAGATCTCCTCGAGTCCGATCAGAATGTCCGTGCCCCATGTACCCGCGCCCGTGATCGGAGCGCCGGCCGTGGCGCTGTCCCAGGTCATCTCCCCGGTGATCGCAGGGCCCGCGGTCGCGGAGTCCCACGCGAAGAACGTAGCGACGAGCGGAAAGAGCACGTGCCCGAGCACTTCGGACCACGTCGCCTGGGTCAGGAAGAACGACAGCGTCTCGACCTCGTTCACCAGCAAGTTCCCCGGCACGCTCAAGATGTAGTCTTTCGGCTTTGTGAACCGGAGACCGATCGGATCCGCTTCGGGTCCGAGGAATCGCCGCGTGATCGTGAGGATCGATTCCCCGGTTCCTACCCACCGCTCGGACTCCGAGTCCGCCGATAGGATCAGCTCTTGCTGGATCTTCAGGAGGTCGCGATAGCGTTCGTCGAGCTGGCCCGAGCGCGGGAGCCCCATCCACCCGCCGACGATGTCGAGCTGCGCCCCGACTGCGTCTTCGAGGTCGAACGAGTCTTGCAGCTCCTCGACCACTTCGAGCGCGTCGCCGTAGATCTCGACCAGACCGCAGATCAGATCGTCGAGGTCACCGCCGACGGGGTGCCAGTCGAAGATCCGGTTCTTCGCGAGGGCGCAGACGAAGTCAACGCCCGACTCGATCGAGCCGTACTCCTGTCCGTATAGGTCCCCGTAGCTCATGCGATCTCGGTCACCCCGTCAATGATCACGCGCACGTTCACGGTGTCGACCTTGATCTTCTCGAGCCGGTCGACCGACAAGAACCCGGCCGAGAACGGACCGTCCTTACCCACGTCCGAGATCTGGATCTGGATCGTGTCGACTCCAGTGATCTGCTCGGCGACCTGCAGGTCAGCCACTACCTTGTAGTAGTCCTGTTCTCGCGCATCACGAGCTACGGTGTTCAGCTCCTGCGCGCGAGCGTGCACCGCCTCGTGCACAATGTCGGCCATGTCCGAGCCCGTCTTCGGGAACACGGGACCGTCGCCTGCGGTGGTCTTCGCGGTCGCGAGCGTCACGACGATGAAGGTCTCGAGGTCGACCGCGATGTCGAAGGTGAGGTTCTGCGTGTTCCCCTCGGAATCGACCACAGTACCTACGAACGCGGCGTCTTCCTTCCAGTGGGTGCCGGCTCCGTTGCCGAGCCACAACGCGTCCCAAATGTCCTGCTGCAGCAGAGCGGGCGGGGGGTTCGGCGTAGTCTCGACGACCACGTGCGTCTGCTTGTACCCGAGCCCGAACGAGTCGACCGGGTTCGCGTTCGGGTTGTGGTAGACCTTGGCCGAGTCGACGCGCCCGTTCGCGGTGTTCACCTTGGAGATCCGAGCGCGGATCGAGGCGAGCGGGCCGGTGCCCTGCGCGTAGCGTTCGACCTGGATCGCCGCGCGGAACTCCGGATCCGTGGCGGAGAGCTGGCCCGGGGTCGCGTCGTTGTCCGGGTTCGTGAACGCCGAGAACCCGGGAACGGACGAGACGATCGTCCACGCCGATCCCGCGATGGCCTCGAATGGCCCCGCGTCGATGGCTTGGAACGTCGCGGCGATGTCTTCGTCCGTCCCCGAGTAAGGCCCGCCGATCGCTTGCCAGATCGTTTGCTGCGATGTGTGGCGGATAAGGTCTCCGTCGTTCACGGTCCCGAGCCCGACGAACGTGATCACGCCCACGACGGTCGAGTTCGCTGCGCCGTCGCGGACCGAGCCCGAGTAGGCGCCGATGCGGTTCAGCCAAACGCCCTTGGCCCCGTTCTGGTCCAGGCGGCCGTAAAGCGCCCCGACCTTCTCTTGGAGGATGGTGACGATCTCCCCGGTGATCGTGATGAGCTGACCTACGAACGAGAGCGGGTTCGTCGTGATGCGATCCCCGAAACGGGACTGAACCCGCGCCGCCACGTCCTGGGTATTCTCGTCGAGGGTCGGGATCGTGAGCCCGTCGTCGTCTACTTCAAAGCCCATTTTTCGCGCTCCCGTCCGTGTTGAATGTGATCGGCCCCTCGGTCGTGAGCGCAGTCCCGCTCGCGGTCCACTCCTTGGTCTGCGCGTTCACGACGAGATCGACGATGGCCGCATCGATCACCCCGTCGACCCGCAGCACGACCTCTCGCAGAATGAACTTCCTCGCTTCGTCGGTGGTCGAGTCCAGGAATAGGATCTGGATCCAAGGTGTGCCGTTGTTTGTGGCGTACGGGCACTCGGCCAGGCCCACGCTCAACTCGAACTCGATCGCCTGCTGGATCGCGGCGGCTCCTGTCAGGAGAACCAGATCCCCGGCCTGTAGCAGGATGTCGCCGTCTTCGGCTTTCTGGAAGTCCGCCACTACTCCGCCTTCACTTTCGTGGACGCGGTCTTGATCGACCCCATGTCGCCGGTCGTCGTGGTGAAGAACACGAAATCACTAACGCCAGGGACGAACGTTCCAGGAGCTAGCGCGTTGATCGCTGTCTCGACGGCCTTCGCCCAAGCGTTCATATTCACGCTCGGAGTGGTCGGGTCCGTCGCCCTTGCGACCCCGAGAGTCGCGGTTCGACCGAGCTTGATCCCGGTCGAGTGGTTGATCACGAGCGCGGTTAGATCAACCGGCACAGGGATCGGGAATGCCCTAGTGTTCAAACCGGGGCAGAACTCCGCGTCATGTAGCATATGCAACTCGCGGTGCTCGGGGTCGTAACCTCTGGACGGATCGATGCGATCGAGCCAGTTCTGGATCCCTCGGTCGAATACGTGGATCGACCCGGTCGTGCCTGGCAAGATCGGCACGGTGATGTAGCAGTCGGGGTCCGCGTCTCCGGACCCGTAGTGGTGGACTGGCATGGTGACCAGGAACGGAGCGAACGGAACCTCGCGCCCGGACCGCGGGTCGATGCGGCACGCGATCGGGTCGATGCGAACTTGCGCTTCGTTCAGCGCGGGGTTGAACGAGATCACGGTCCCGACCGTGTTCGTCCGGATCTCGAGCTGCAGGTTACGCATGTCCGCCCGGGAGAGGTCGTGTAGATCCGGCCGCTTCGGCACGTTGTGAGGATCGATGACGAGATGGCCGCTCATATCAGAGTCGCCTTTCTCGCCTGTACGCGCATGGTCGAGCTACCTTCGGTGGTGCCCGTGAATGACATCGACTCGACCCGATGAACTGGCGCGCCGATGGGGCGACCGTTCGCGTCCTGGACGACGATCTGGGTCGCGGGAACAACGTCCGGGTTCGCGAGCGCGTCGAACTCGATGTCACCGTCGTCTTCGATCGTGACAGGCTGCAGCAGTCCGGTCGCCGGGGAGATGAGCTGGGTCGGACCCGGCACCCCGCCGAACGGATCCATGTCGAAGACCGTGACCCGGCCGTTATGGATCCGCCACTCGAGCCCGAGCAAGTGCAGCAAGCCGGTCAGCATGTCCGCGCTCGACTGCCCCGAAAGCGCCCAGTTCTTGTAGGCAAGGTGGCCGACCTCCGCGGAGCGTTCCAGAACCAGCACA